ACCCCAGGAATCCGTCCAGCACCACTCCGTTGATCTGGCTGCTCAGCTTGATCAGATAGGCCAGCATGGGCACCGGCTTACTGGAGGGGTGCCCGAAACCGTCCTCTTTGCTGTTCTTGATCCCGTCAAACTCAAAGACTGCTTTCTGTTTCTGGTCCCCGTACCAGTTGTGTTTTCCGTCTTTCCGCCACCCGAAGATAATGGGTTCCATGTTAAACTTCCAGTCGGTGCGCATAAAGGGGGCCTTGGGCTTTTTCCAGATCAGGCCAGCTCCCACTTTGAAACCGGCATCTTCGAAAGCGTCGTAAAAGACCCGGGCCTTCATGGTGGCGTAGAACACATAGATGGAGGCGTCCGCCGCCATGGCATCATGGAAGCAGGTGAAGGCCTTTTTCAGGAACTCGTACCCTTCCTGGTCGTTCAGATCATCGTTCCTGATCTTCCCGGAAGTACTCCGGAGGTTGACCAGGTACGGAGGATCCGTCAGGACCAGGTTTGGCTTTACTCCATCCATCAACTGAGCATAAGTTTCCGGCTTGGTAGAATCCCCGCACAGGACCCGGTGCTTGCCCAGCTGCCAGAGGTCTCCGGCTTTGGAAAACACCGGCTTCTGCAGTTCTTCTTCCACGTTGAAGTCGTCTTCTTTAGCTTCTGTTTCTTCATCGAAGATATGGGCGATTTCGTCATCGCTAAAGCCGGTGAGGCTCACATCAAAGTCCGCTCCCTGGAGGGATTCAATTTCCACCCGCAGCATTTCTTCGTCCCATCCGGCATCCAGGGCCATCCGGTTGTCGGCCAGGATATAGGCTTTCTTCTGGGCTTCGGTAAGATAGTCCACCAGGACGCAGGGCACTTCTTTGATCCCTTCTTCCCGGGCTGCCATCACCCGACCGTGACCGGCAATGATGTTCTTGTCCTTATCGATGATCACCGGGTTGATGAACCCGAATTCCCGCAGGCTGGCCCGGAGCTTGTTAATCTGTTCCGGGGAATGGGTCCGGGCGTTATTCACATAGGGGATCAGCTCATCGATGGGGATGATCTTCATCTCTTTGGTTGTTTTCTCCATGCCATGTTTCTCCTTATAATCGCAGCAAGCCCCCTGCGGGCACCGTTCAGGTCCCCACAAAGGGCTTGTCCTCGTAATGTTTTGATCTGTTGTTTGGTGAGGGGATATCCCCTCAGCCGGGAAATGAATTCTCTTGCTGTCATGCTATACCTTCCGCGACCGCAGCAGCCGTTCCATCACGTCATCCTGGGGCGTGTTGCCGGCAAACTCCACGGAGCAGTTTTCCTTCACCACCTGGTAGATCTGATACCAGATCTGGTTCACCTGCTTCATGTAGTTCTGGCCCATGGTCACGTATGGAGAAGCAATGGCCGCATTGGTGGTGGGGTGCTTGGCCAGAAAGCCATATTCCGAAATGGCATGTTCGCACTGGATCCACCGGGACACCGCCATGGCGTACTGGCTGATGAGCTGAGGGCTTACCAGTTTCTCGCAGTGCCGGGCTTTGAGCCACAGCCAGGTTTCCCGGTAGATTTCTTCCGCCTCCAGCTTCCCGCCGTTCCGCTGCTTTTCCTTCATGTAGGCTTTGGGTTCCGGCATATCTTCTCCGGAAAGGTCTGCCCCTTCCGGCAGGTCCATCACCTTAAGCGGCCGCTTCCCCGGATTGTCCGGCAGTTTGTCCAGCAGGGCCCTGGGTTTCCGCCCCTGGCCCACCCGCAATCCCCCTCGCATGGTTCCGTCTTTTGCTATTTTTCACACCCCCTTTTTCACCGGGTCAATACCCTTTTTGAAAACGCGTTTTTTTCGCGCGTGACCCCTCGCCCGTTCTGGCTTTCCGGGCTTCCAGAGATTCATACGCCCCCTGGGTATATCACTTTGCTTCAGATTTATCATTCTGATAGTCCACTTTTTCTTGTGACTTTTTGGTGCCATCGATCTCCTCTTTGGGCATGAATCCTTGCGTGACAGGCTTTGCACAGGGCAATCAGGTTGTTCCAGTCGTGGGTCCCGCCTTCCGCCAGGGGCTTCTTGTGGTGGACTTCTTCCGCCACCACGTACCGGCCATTCTTCAGACACAGCTCACAGAGAGGATGGCTGGCCACGTAGGCATCCCGGATCTTCTTCCAGGTCCTGCCGTACCGTTTCTTCGTACCAGAACTTCGCTCATACTTTTCGTACCGCTTGGCGATGATCTTCTGGTGCTTCTCACAGTACCGGCCGTCCGTCAGGTTCGGGCAGCCTGGGAAGGAACAGGGTCGTTTCGGTTTTCTAGGCACAGCTGCCACCTCCTTTCGGGCATGAAAAAAGCCCTGCAGGATAGGTCCTGCAAGGCTTGTCTTTATTCCCTTTTCTCGTGATTCTATCATACCACGAAGGGCCTGTTGAATTCTAGTGTTTCGCTACTGCATTTTCCTGCAATGTACTGCGCTCCTCCAAAATTTTTTCAACGGCCGCCACCCCATCACTGTGGACGGCGTAGATCCACCGGATCCCTTTGCCCATGCTCCGGGCAATGTCCTCCCATGCATCGAAGTGGATGTACCGGTCCCGGAGGACCAGCCGCTGGGCTTCGTCTTCCACCCGGTCGATGACCTGGCCAATCTCATACTTCAGGTCCACCAGCCGGTCCACTTCCCGGTTGATTTCCTGCTCCCGCTCCCAGATCTTCTCGATGGTCCGGACGAAGGGGGCTTCCGTGGGCCGGTTGGGGTTGTGGCTTTCTTCCAGCCCGGCTGCGGAGATGCCCAGGCAAAGATGCCGGAGCTCGGCCACTTCCCGAAGATTGCTCTCTATTTTCTTATCCAGGTAGAATCCCTGTTGCAAGTACTCTTTCGCGTTCATGCTTTTCCCTCCAAATCCACTTTGACGGCTTCAATGAGATCCGCCTGGGAACTGTCTTTCTTCTCCAGGGCCTTTAGGATCCGTTCGTCCATGGTGCCTTTCGTCACAATGTGCTGGACGATCACCGTCCGGCTGGTTTGTCCCTGCCGCCAGAGCCGGGCCACCGTCTGCTGGTAGAGTTCCAAACTCCAGGTGAGCCCGAACCAGATCAGGATGGACCCGCCCTGCTGCAGGTTGAGGCCGTGCCCGGCAGAAGCCGGATGGATCAGGGCCACCGGGATCTTCCCGGCGTTCCAGTCGGCAAAGTCCCTGCTCTCCTTCAGTTCCCTGGCTTCCATCCTCTGACAGATCCGTTCCCGGTCGTGCCGGAACCAGTAGGCCACAAGGACCGGCCGGCCATTGGCGCTTTCCACCAGGTCTTCCAGGGCATCAAGCTTTCGGTCATGGAGATGGATGGTCTTTCCGTCATCGGTGTAGATGGCTCCGTTGGCCATTTGGGTCAACTTCAGCGTAAGGGAGGCCGCATTGGCTGCCGTCACCTCGCCTACCGGCAGTTCCAGCACGAGAGACTTTTTGAAGTCATTATACCGCTTCCGCTCCGAGTCCGAAAGATTAACCTCGGTTTTCACACGCACCAGGTCCGGCATCTGCAAATAGTCTGTGGCCTTCATGGACACGGTGATGTCCGCGATCTTTTTGTAGATGGCGTCCTCTGCTCCCGGCAAGGGCTTGTAGGAAAACACCACCATCCCGTTCCGTTTGTCCGGCTGGAAATAGGTGTTCCGGTACTGGCTGATGTATCTCCCCAGCCGCTCTCCCATGTCCAGGAGCCGGAACTCCGCCCACAGGTCCATAAGGCCGTTGCCGCTGGGAGTCCCCGTGAGGCCCACGATCCGTTTCACCTTGGGCCGCAGGGCCTTCATGGCTTTGAACCGCTGGGCCTGCTGGTTCTTGAAAGAAGACAGTTCGTCCAGGACCACCATATCAAAATCCAGCCGGCAGTTCTTGCAAAGCCACACCAGGTTCTCCCGGTTCACGATGTATAGATCCGCAGGTTTCTGGAGGGCCTGCCGCCGTTCCGTCACGGACCCCACGACAACGCTGCAGGTCAGGTCCTTCAGGTGGTCCCACTTCCGGAGTTCCTCCGGCCATGTATCTCTGGCTACTCTGAGGGGGGCCACGATCAAAACCCGGTGGACTTCAAAGGAGTCATACATCAAATCCCGAATAGCCGTCAAGGTCGTCACCGTCTTGCCGAACCTAAGCCCATATCCAGCAGGAGAGCCGTCACCAGGTGGGTCTTGATGTACTCGATGGCATAGGTCTGGTATGCATGGGGTATGAACTTCATTGGGCATCACCTCCTTCCGCGATGGTCTGCAGCAGCCCGGGAATATCTTCCAGGGCATCCAGGACGAACACCCGGAACCCCAGCTCCCGAAGCTTTTCGTGCCTTTTCACCTGCAGAACCCGTGGTTTCTTCCCCGGTGCCTTCACTTCCACAAAGGCCAGCTTCCCACCAGGAAGAAGGACCAGCCGGTCCGGCATGCCGGAAAAGGAAGGGGAAACGAACTTCACAGCCAGTCCGCCTTTCTTCCTCGTTTCCGTCACCAGCTTCAGTTCTACTTGTTTCTCATTTAAAAAGGACATCTGCTGCCTCCTTTGCCTTTGCCATCACTTCCGCATCCACCGGGGTTCTGGGTTCATGCTTCAGGTCTCCGTAAAACACATTCAGATAGTCATTGCTGACTTCCGGATGGTCATGGAACATATTGTCTTCCGCCCGGGACCGCACTTCATCAATCTTTTGCAGGACCCGCATGAATTTGTCCGTATCCGTAGACAAAAGG